CGATACGGTTATGCTCGTACCTACTTGTTGCTGCACTAACGTTTGACAATTACGTGAGTGAACTGGCAATAAAAACTTGTTTCTTGCTTGAAGAACTTGTAAAGTATTATCCTCCTCAATGGTTTGCAACATTTAATCCGAATGGTTTTAATTAATTAATCAATACTATGCCGATAGCATCAGACTTTTCAATTGACAGGACTACAAAGAACATACGCCACACATCAGGAACGAGTACGTACCGTGTAATAGAGTTGCACAGGTGGCTTCAAGACGTTGCTGACGATGCTTCCTATGTTGGTGATGATGAATTGGACATCACCGACCCGACACCATCGGAGCGGAGCACGGATAATATAATTACCCTAACTAACGGATACAACATTGACGATGATGCAGCACGGTATTTCTACGATGGTTCGATAATTCAGAACGGTGGCAACACCATCTATGACGGCCTTGTTGTACTTGGGGCCTCCGGTATGAGGCTTGAAATTATTCAGAACGGTTCGCTGGTGAGTCCGAATTTCTGGACTAATGGAATAAATGCTGACCCGGCTAACGGTATATCGCACAGGTTTCTTATTAAGGTACGCAATGCGGGTGCGGACATAGACGGAAGAAGGCTTATTGGTATTACACGTGAGTTTAATTTCAGCTATTCTGAATTTAAGATTAACGGTACATCACGTGGCAACAACGTGCTTGCCATGACCTATGTCAGCGACCTGAACAACCAGACGCCAGCAGCGACAGTGGCAACGTGGACGGATATTACCAACACAACTGTAGGGTACAACGGCATAGATGTTAACAACGATGGCACAGATGAGTTCTTCTATTCTGAATGGAACCGTTCAACACGATCGATAAATGATTTGTACGAGCGCATGAAATACCTAACACGCAGGGGGGAAACTGCGTTGTTTTACGGAATACAGGGCCAGCTATTCAGGGGCATCACGCATGAGATTGTCGTTGACAATCCATCTGGGACTTTCAATGCAGTTGAACCGGTGTCGTGGGCAACTGGTACAGGGCAGATGCTCGCCATTAACAGCGTTACCGCACCAACTAAGATGTGGATACAGTTGTTAACAGGTGTTGCGCCAATTGACAACCAGGTTATTACTGGTAACACGTCATCGGCAACGTGTCAGGTGAACGTTACAGTTACGGAGAGGAATATATCAACGCCATTCTGCGGTTTGTCAACGGGTTCATCATTAATCGGTGCTTACGGTTTTGGCGTTGAGGCATTAGACCTTTCTGCATCGGATAAGGTGTTCGACCTCGACAATGTTCAGTATTCAGCACCAAACTTCCAGGTAGGTACTGTCAATGGACTTGTACCTGGTGAGGACTACGTTTTAGTTACCAACAACGATGGTGGCAATATTGACTATGACCAGTTCACGCTTAACGGTGCATTGACAGGAGCTTCTGTTACTGCTGTAGTTATCAACGTGTCAATCCCGGCAGATACTCCAAATACGGGTACTATACGGATACGCAGAGCAAATGGTGTATATACACGACATACATACACATCATGGAGTGGTTCAACGTTTACGATACCTCCTACTAATTTTTCAACAAACAACGCACCAAACGGCACGAATGTGTTTATCAGTTACATAGATAAACTTGCATCGTCAACTTCTGAAGCGTTCACCGCAGTATTCACAACGCCACGAAGCATGTTTATACGTGTTCGTGACGGTGGTTCAACACCTATAAAGCCGTTCGACACCACGGCAACATTCGGAAGTGGAGGGTTCAGCGTTACAGTTTCGAGGATTTCTGATTCTTAATATATGCCTGCAATACGCGACAGTTCTTTTGCATTTGAAACACTCACGACAGATGCAGGTATAACTATACCTGTGCCAACAAATAGTGCGAATGACTTATTGATTGCATTCGTGATGGGCGATACAGGTACGCCAACGTGGACGTTGCCTACCGGATGGACACAACTGTTTGCACAAAACAACACCTGCTCAACGTTGTGTGCGTATAAAATCAGCAACGGCTCCGAGCCGAGCACTGTAACATTCGGGGCAAATGTGAACGAAACGTACAATGGTACAATACTATCCATAATGGATGTTGACACCACGAACCCGTTCGGCAGCCCATCTGTTTTCAACAACACCACACAGGCGGCAGCGTTTAAGTTTAACATGCAGACGATAACTACTAACCGGAATAATGCGTTGTGTATCGTCTTTTATGCCAACTCATCCGCAGGTGTTCCGAGTTTCATAGAAAACAAAGGCATGAGCATCGTTGCTGCTGACGGTGCTGCCGAGTCAATGGGTGTGGGTTGGTTCTTTATGCCTACCATTGGGACAACTCCGAACAATATAACATGCTCAAATGTTGTCACTGGGCCTGGCGTTAAAGCAGTAATTCAGGTAGTGCCTCCACTGTCAGGTGCTACTGTAATACCAACGTATATCGCTGCAGACAACTGCACGTATTTGGAACCAATCAACGGTTTGGTAAGCTATAACGGGAACACAGCACTTGCGCCAACTGCAGATACAAACTTCGGAACCACGCTTGGAGGCATAGCAGCTGCTGATGCTACTGTGGCAGGAGCGCCAGATACGGGTATAAACTCGTTTCACTCTTCTGGTCAATTGACGAGTGTTGCGAATGAAACAACTATGTATGGTGCTGAACTTGTATTTGCTGCGGCCAACAGGCCGAACATCACGTCAAAGAATTTGTTGTGCCATGTACAGGCATCAACACCTACGCAGTTACAACGCTTGCCTAACATAGCATCCGACAAGGGAATATGGTTTGGTGTTCGAAGCGGCAGCGGAACTGATTTTAAAATTTGGCAGGTACTCGGAACTGACAGCCCAGATGCTGTTAACAGGCCTGTGCCAATAATTATCAACGAGCAAGCTGGCAACGTGAAAGCAAGTGCTGGAACGTTAGACCCATCGAACATATTAGCTGTCGGCTTCTGGGTTGGTGGCAAGGCGGTAGGAACAACTGTGTGGCAGTTCATGTCGCTATGGCTTATGGACAGCACTGTTGTTTGCGGAGGCATTGCAGCATTTCCGGTAAACATTTCTGGCATCGTTAAAGCGATAGCTGATTCGCATGAAAGAAAGTCAGCCCTTTTGCAGGGTTCTAATCAGATGTTGTTGCTTCAAGACTTACAACTCGGTGACGGAGGAACACACCCGATATATCTTGATTTGAATGCTACTGCGATAGAATTTCCATCGTTGTACAATAAGTCAAATAAGCAGGTAAAATATAATTCCGTTGAAAACAAGATAGGCATTACATACTATGCAGGTGCATCAGACACGATAAAACATCGCAACTCTGTTATTTCAAGTCCATCAAGGTACAAGTGGGGACTTCATCCATCGAGTTCTACTTCGGCTACCTATGATTTTTCCGGTCTATCTGTTATCGGTGCAGGAACAATTACGCTTGCGAGAGCAATAACGATACGTGAATTGACGATAAACGACTATTCAACGCTTGACGTGTCGAATGCCACACTTGTTGACTGCACGATACTCAATGTTCCGGCAGCTAACGATTCGCTTACCGTTAATGCCTCAACTAAGTTTGATGGATGTTTTTTAAACGTTTCAACGGTAACCGCAGGAAACAGGTGGGTGTCACTTGCGAATCCATCTATCTTTGAATACTGCGAATTTACGGGTGGCGGTGGCCATGCTATCAGGATAACGACACCGGGTACATATACGCTTAAAGGAAACCAGTTCACAGGTTTTGGTGCAAATGGTTCCACGGGTGCAGCCATATTCAATGACAGCGGAGGCGCGGTTACCCTTAACATTACCGATGGTGGCAACACGCCTACGGTTCGAAACGGAACAGGTGCGTCAACAACGGTAGTCAATTCGGTTACTGTGAGGGTTAAGGTTTTGGATGTAAATACGGGTGCACCGATTGAAAACGCAAGGGTATTTCTTGCAACAACACCAGGTGGTGTTGGTATATTCAACAACCTCACCAATGCGAGCGGAATTGTTGAAAACACAGCGTATAATTACACGGCAGATGTTAACGTTACCGGCCGGGTGCGAAAGGGGTCAACTGCTCCGTACTATAAGACCTCGCCAATAACTGGTACGATAACTTCTTCAGGTTTTCAGGTTACAGTTTTCTTAATCCCTGACGAATGATTACGATAAACTGGTCAACGAAAGTGATATATGTACCAATTGCGTACCTTACCAACCTTGGCGGAGGCATCTATGAGTTGGATGTGAATGCTTTCAGGCTTGCGTTACGCGACCTTGAAGACAGCGATGAGGGCATCGCCTTTCCTCCTACGCACAGGCACAACACTACAGTTACGTTGTCCGGTGTTACTTATGCCCGTACCGTTGAGATTATCAACGGTTATACAATTGAATTTGAAAATGGACTATACACTGTCAAGTGTGTAGGTGCTAATCACAACATAGGTGACGTTAAGGTAGTCAATTCCGTGTCGTTGATTATCGGAAACTCCGCTGGATTGATTGAAGGTAGTGGCGGTAATATGTGGGATGAGGTAATTGAAACTGGATATACAGCAGCAAATCTGTTGCGACTTATTGCTGCAGTTGCAGCCGGTAAGAGTTCTATTGTTGGTTCAAATGTTAAATTCAGGGACATGAACGACACGAAGGACAGGATAGATGCTACCGTTGTTGGCGGTGCGCGTACGAACGTGACAAGGGATGGAACCTAAAAAAAAGGTATAAAAATGAACAAAATAAACATTATCATCATTCTTGCAGTAGCGTTGTTCACCGCGCTCTTTGTGTTGTTCACACGCGAAAGGCAATATGATATAACAGTTAGAGATTTGAAGAAAGAGCATGAGCGCTTGCGTGATGAGCGCAAAACATTGGAAATGTTGTATCTTAAAAAGTCTGATGAACTTCAAAACTGGATTGAACTATATAAGTATCAGAAAGCACTTGCGGAGCAACGGTATAATGATGTGGTTAAACTTCAGAAAAAATATGACAGCAAAAAAAATAATCCTGTTGTTATTGTTAACGACCATCAGCGCGACAGTATATTGTCAGCCCTATATCCCGAATTATTCAATAAGTAGAGAAGTTTTCGACCGGATGGTTAACGATGTGTTGCGTGGGCGTGCATGTGATACGTTGCAACAACAACAACGCCTTACGATAGATGAACTAAGCAGGACTGTAGCTGTTGCGGATTCTGTGATTGAAAAAAAAGACCAGCTTATTAGTCTTCTTGAATACAGGCTTAAAAATCAGCAATACGACTGCGACATTGATAAAAGGCTAAATGAGGAGAAGTTAATAAGATTACGTAAAAGGATGTTGGTGCTTTCGGGAATTTCAGTATTTGAACTGATGTTGCTTTTGTTATTGTTCTAAATAATTATTTCAAGTTTTTTCTTTTTGAGTTTATGTACAAATTTTTTTGCTTCTTTTAATGTCTTGAATGAAGCAGTTGACCGTCCAAAGATAAAGGTATAATTATAAGAATGTATTGGATCGCCAAAGTTATCTATTGGCCGCCAATGTAAATCATTTTCGTCAAAGTAGTATTCAAAAATAATTCCTAAAAATTTCTTTCTTTTTTTCATTTTAGGGCATTCAACATAAACTCTGTAGTCAGTAGTTGTCTCTATTATTTTATACCTTCTTTTTCTTCGCAAACACTTCGCAAACACAAACGTTACCTACGACGAAGCTATGATAATAGCATCAGGATATTCTTTACATGCCTCTAAATACTTTTCCAAAAAAGGAACAAAATCTTCATAAGTCCCCCACCCATTAGGTGAATTAAACGTCTTAAAATGTTCAGGTCTTGCTTTTAAATCAGTTAACCCATTTTCAAGTAATTCAACTATCTCACTTGCCTTTATTTTACCAATCTCTTCTGGTCGCCAAATTGCTTCATAAATCCCAGCCTCACGTGCCATTTTACCTAAGTTATTGGTAATATTTGCATCGTAAACAGTTTCTTCTTCTTCAATTAATGTTTTGCCAGCATCGTAGCTGATCCATTTTTTTCGTTTTAAATAAACATCTAAACTCATTTTAGTACTTTTTAAATTAATGAAACTTTTTTTCCGACTCGCGCTTGTCATGTTCAGCGAGTTGCTCCATATGAAAAAGTAGTCCGTCCAAAAATGCCGCATTTGGATTATCTCTTTCTAATTCTTTTAATGCTATCCTGTGAAGTAGTTCCATTGTTGTTGTCTGTGGTGTTTTACCCAATGCGGTAATTATGGTGTTTTTAAAATCAAACGCTGCTGTAGATATTTTAAATAAGAGTTTTAACGTCTGTATTTGTTGATTTTCCATCGTTAAAAAAATTAAGTTTGCTTAGCAACATGTTTATTCAAGGCTTGGATTAGGCTATTGTTAAAAGATTTGAGCAATTTGTTTTCTGCTCTTAATTCAGCGAGTTCAATACACATCTTGATTACTTCTCCAGCCGAAAAGGTTCGGGTGCCTCCTATTGTTTCTTTTTTCTTCATAATGTTTTAAAGTAATTTAATAAAGTGCAAAACTTTTTTTTGTATTGATTTCTAACGTAATTGTTTAAAACTGTAAATCTTTCTCGTTGGCTTGGCATTATTGCGGTTATGCCTAAAGTTTTTGCAGCAAACTCAATAAAGTTTTCAAGTTTTTTGTCAAGCCATTTTATATCGCAATCTCTTAATTCACGGTTATCTAACAGGTTAATTATCTTCTCGATAGGTTCAATTAAAGCTACTTCGATAATAAATTGGTCAATTGCGGGGTTATTTGTTGCTTTCATATTTTAAACAAAAAAAACATCATAGACACGCCGAGTTAATTTAGTTTTCGAACTATATGGGTCTGTAAGAAAGGAAAGAAAAACCTGCTTATCGCTGTTACGGTGTTTTTTACAACTTGCCTCAATTTCTTTAATCAATGCTTTTTCATCTTTGATGTAAACATCCGAATGTATATATCCGGCATTGAACCAGCTATTAACCAAACAATCACTTTTGGTTGTATTTCAATTACCTATCATCCATCTTCTCCACGATTGGCCTAACTTTCGCATCTATGGAAGCCTTGTTTTTTGTTTGAACGTAATAAGTAAGAGCTATCTTTTTTTGTTCAGGGTCTATTTTTTTTCTCCCGCGTTTCATGTGTATAACGTTTTTGCAAAAGAAAAAAGCAATTAAGAAAAAAGCAAGTTTTTTTTACTTTTTTAAACCTATAAAAAACTATACCCAAAACATACCCAGCAGGTTTTTGCGCTTTTTTAGAGTGCCTTTTTTTAAACGCCATATAAACGTTTTACAGCATATCATGCCTTGGGGTATATAAATATACATCCAGGCAAAAAAAGTGGCTGTAATGCGCTTTAATAAAGCCGTTTTTTAACGGGTGATTTTTAAAAACTGCGAAATTATGCTGTTTTAAGGGGTATGCCAAAAAGCACCCGCGAAATTAGCGCAATTTCGAAGATTTTCCGTGGGTGGCAATGGCATGTATAAAAAAAAGAAAAAAAAGTAAAAAAAAAGTAAAAAAAACTTGCAAAATACAAACAGGTGTATTATCTTTAAATCATAATTAAACCCCTTAAAAAAATGACAACTGAACTGAAAATCAAAAAAACCAGCGCAAAAGGCGCACACCTGTTGACAGATGGTACCGTTGAGTTCTGGGTTAAACCCAGCTGCGTACGTGCAGATGGTACATTCACCCCTTCCGTTGAGAATGCGTACAAAGATGCCTTGAAGCTACACGAAAAAGAGGCTGACTTTATTTCCAAATTTGGGAAAGTTAAGTTTTGGACGCCAGATGACGAAAAATTCCGGATTTACCTCGAAGACGGAACATTTGTTGCCGGTGCACGGAAAGAAAGTGCCCCAGAGGGGTACTATGAGAGACACCGCTACGCAAAAGGAATACGCCAGCATATTGTTCTCATTTATGAGCCTAACAGGTTTTCAAATGCCGAGCTGTGGAAACTGTGCTTTCGTTTTTTAGATTTTGACAGAATGGTCGTTAAGCGTGAGTCCGGCTGGGAAAAAGTGAATTAAAAAATACTAATTAATAATTAATAATTACTAATTAACAAAACCCCTAAAAAAATGAAAACAACAATAAAAAACACAATCATTAAGCAAGCAATTGAACTTGGCTTTGACTTTGAATCGGTTGAAAAAGAAACTACCCTTGAAGAACTCGATGAGCTATTGCAAGAGTTCTTTGAAGAAAAAGCTGACGAATTACCGCAGGTTGAGGATGAATGCGATGTTCATACAAATGGACGGTACCAAACTGTGTCTTATGGTGATTTTATTGCAACTGGTGAGATTGTTGATTTTTCACTGTATTGGCACGAACCACCGGATACAAAGGTTTACCACGAAAAGTTCGTGTTTTTTGATGATGATGATGGTCTTGTAAAAAGGATGAATCTGTACTACTTGGTTGGAGAAACGGACTATAACACATTTAACTATGAAAACGAAAGATAAACAACAAGCTCAAGAACAAGCGCAGGAATACATAACGTTGATTAAGTCTGTGTTTCCCAATTGCCTTTGGAGATTCGTTGAAAACTACGATGGAGTTTGTTGTGGCCTTGAAATTGCCCCGGAGCCAGGAGTTATGCTCACGTTTTGAGTTTATCAAAAAAATATTGGTTAACTACAAACTGTTTTCACAATGAAATACGAACCTGAACTTATATCATCGAGCTGCAAGGCTGTCTTCTATGAAGATAATGATGAGGACAAACCTTTTGAAGTTGAGGTCTTCTTCGAATACTATGGCTTATATAATATAATAATTGAAGATTATTGGGTCTCACAGGAGGACTGGAACAGGATTGTGTCTGCAAATCAGAAAGAATACGCCAAAGAAACCTTCATTGAAGCAATCGAAGCAGCCCTTGGGCGTTCTTGTGAATTTAGATAAAAAAACATTGAATAATTATGAGCATACAACTTCAAGAATGGAAAGCGTTGCTTAACCGCGACCCTGACCCTAAAGAAATTGAACCAACACCGGACGGTCGTGCTAAGACATTGCCTATATCATTCGTTGAAATGACGTTAGATGAACTGTTCGAGGATTGGGGCACAAAAAATTTCACCACAAAAGTAGTAGGAAATGAAGTTGTGGGAGAGTTGGAGTTATGGTGTATTAATCCTATAACAAAAAGAACGATAACCAGGGTGGGTGCGGCAGCCATTATCATACAGGTTGATAAGGCTCCGGAAGGGATTCAAGGGGTTGACCGCAACCGGTGGGCGTTAAATCCTGACAACAAAAAGCCCAACGCACTCGACCTCGGTTATCCTAAACTTAAAGCGGAATGCGTGAAGAACGCAGCGCAGTCGCTCGGTAAGATTTTCGGCAGGGATTTAAACAGAAAGAAAAGCGACACATACAAACCACCTTTAAAGGCCCTTTCACCGGAGGCGTTTAATGCCTTGAAGAAGCGAATAGAAGATGGTGATACGCTTGCGCTTGAGCGCGCAATGCTGTACTTTGTTTTTACCGAAGAACAACTTAATGAGTTGAAACCTAAGCAGTTAGCGCAATGATTCGTGTTGTGTGTATTGATTCAAAAAACACAGGCAATGCGCCTGAACTTGTTGAAGGTAAAACCTACATGATGGAATACCGTGGCAGAATCGTAGGGCATGATGTCGATGTTGATTTTATCAAATTAAAAGGAATTAACACACTATATAGTACGAATCGTTTTTTGACTGAAGAAGAAAACAATATTATCGAACGTGAAATAACTAACTTGATTAACTATGATAACCGGATTTGAAGCACAAACAATTGAACTAAGCAATGAAGAACTTCGCTGTGTTCAACTTATGATTCCTTCCCTCAAGGCAAGGGTTGGAAAAGAAAAAGCTGTAACGTCACAACAGATTATCAACTGGCTTAAGAATAATTACGGTATTCTGACTACCGGGCCACGTGTTCGGAAGATGATTAACTACATCCGAATTAACAGATTGGTGGAAAACCTTGTCGCTACATCTGAGGGCTATTACGTTGAAACAGACCCTAAAAAAGTTCGAGAATATGTTATGAGCTTGCACCAGCGTGCGGAAGCTATCATGGCCGTTGCAAATTCTTACTCAAAATTATTGTGAATTATGGATGCGTTAAAAAAGTCTTTGTCACCGGAGGCGTTTAATGCCTTGAAGAAGCGAATAGAAGGTGGTGATACGCTTGCGCTTGAGCGTGCAATGCTGTACTTTGTTTTTACCGAAGAACAACTTAATGAATTGAAAAATGTATTATTAATAAGTTGCATATACCATGCGTTGAAATGAATCAAAATTATGGATGCGTTTGAAAAGGAATTGATTGAAGCTGTTGAACAACGTTCTGATGTATGGCGTGATGCCAGATGCGGGAAGTTTACATCATCTGAAATCTGGCGGTTGATGGTAGAACCTCGGTCTAAAAATGCAGACTGGTCTGAAACAGCTATCGGATATATCCACACTAAAGTAGCTGAAGAACTATCTGGTGTAGTGCATCAGGCAAGCAACGCATATCCGTTGGTATGGGGTGAAGAACAGGAACCGTTTGCGCGTGAATTGTTCATGAAAAAAACCGGATTGCAAGTGGAGGTTACAGGTTTTAAAATGCTTAATAATCACTACGGAGGCAGTCCTGATGGTATCGTTGAAAGTGAAAAATCTATAATTGAAATCAAATGCCCTTTCAATTCCGCAAACTTTGTTGATTACCTATTGACAACCGAAATAACGGAGCAGAATTACCGTGAATATTACTGGCAGATGCAGAGCAATATGCTGATAACCAGCAGTGAATTATGCTACTTTATTGCATATGACCCAAGGTTTCCGGACAATATGCAGTTGAAAATTATCAAAGTTAAGCGAAATAATGAGGCTATTGACAGGTTGCTTGATAAGTTGCCGAAGGCGATAACGTTGAAAATGGATTTGGTAAACGAAATAAAGAACTCCTTATGAAGAAAAAACCTGCTGAAATGTTCCCGGATGCAACAAAGGAGTACAGGTTGCGGAGGATGTTGAAGAAAATGAATGAAAACAATTCAGAAAAGCAAGCTATACTGTTTTTTGTTGCTGTGCTCATCACGGTTGGATTCATCTTGCTATGCCTCTACTTGTGGAGTTTGGCAGAGTTTGACAGCAACCCGATAACTGGGTTATTCATTATTGCGCTTGTTTCGTTGTTTTTTGTCTTGAAAAAATAACATCATGGCTAAAGACCCTGCTTTTTTATTCTATCCCGGTGATTGGCTTCAGGGCACATTGGGTATGACATTCGAAGAAAAGGGTGCATACATGGAGCTACTCATACTCCAGTTTAATTGCGGGAAATTCACCAGAAAACAGGCCGAAAATGTTTTGAGCATATGCTCAGCATATGTATTCGAAAATGTGCTGAAAAAGTTTGAAACCGATGGCGTGTATTATTGGAAAACCAGGCTGGCATTGGAAATGAAAAAGCGGGAAAACTACACGGAAAGCCGCAGAAAAAACGCAAAATCAAAGAAATCAGCCAAAAGTTCTGAACCATATGCTCAAGCATATGCTGGTACATATGCTAACCATATGCATAAGCATATGGAAAATGAAAATGTAAATGAAAATGAAAATGAAAATAATAATGAAAATGAGCCTGATTTTTTTAAACCTGATATAGAAGGCGATTCGCTTGTTTTCCCTCTTGACACGCAGGCTGTACGTGAACTGTGGGCATCGTGGAAAAGATACAGGTGGCACAAGCATAATCAACGCTACGCAATGATGGGTGAACAGGCTGACTTGAAAAGGTTGGAAGGGATGTCGTTTTCGCAGATTAAGCAGACCATCCTTGCGGCAATTGCCGGCAACTGGAAAAATCTTTACCCGGAAAACGTAAACGCAAATGGAAAACCAAAAACAACTACAAAGGAACAACAGTCAGCAGCAACAGCTGACTACTTGCGAAAGCATTACAGCCAAAAACTTGGCAAGAAGGGATTTTGAGGCCATAGAAAAATCAGTGCCTTCCGTTGTATCAGCCATTCTTGACAGGCCTAACATAGCGATGTTGACCAATGCACTTGGAGACAGTACGCTTATTGAAATTTTTTTAAGCCGTCAGCTGCAACGTCTTGCAGACAGCGTGAACATTGACGCACGTTTGAACCTTCAGCCTCATCAGATACCGGCCATCGCGGAAGAGTTAGTGAAAAAATATCCGGTTGAAACGCTTGAGGATTTTGTGTTGTGTTTCAAACGCGGAGCTTTTGGGTACTACGGTTCGATATACCGGATTGATGCAGCTGTATTGTGTGAGTGGATGGCTGCTTACTTGGAAGAAAAATATGCGCTTGTTGAAGCTGAACACACGCGGAGGACGCAAGAAGCAAACAGTGTGGAAATAAACTACGCTGAGTACATCAAACGGATGGAGCGTGAGGATAGCCAACCGAAAGAGCGTGTACTAAGTGCTGATGAAAATGCGTATCAACGTTGGAAGCTCGAAAGGAAAAAGATGTTGAAAAAGTTTGTTGTGAATGGTGTGGAGGTGGAGGCGTTTGACGAAAAACAAGCGGAAGAAATTTATCACAAAATATATGGAACGGATAAATAGCAGACCATTTACTGAAGATGAACTCATGATGCATTCTGATTACGTTCGTCTTGAACTAACCCTAAAAAGTGATAAAATAACATACCTTGCAGCGTGTATAGATGCTACCGGCAAGTTGGTGCATAGTGGTTACATAACAGCGAAGGAATTGTTTTTTGTTTTAGACGGCGAGCAGTTCGCATGTTTTTGTGCTGGGCAGCGTATTTTTTTCATTTCCTTGGCAAAAATCAAAAGCAGAATGAAATGAGACAGATAAACTCAAGGGCTTCATCGAAGAACTCCGGCCAGCATCCGTACATGCGTACAGATTTCTGGCTTCAAAGCCAGAATCATTTCTGGAACAACAGTTTGTACACGGAAAAAGCAAAAATGTATTTCACCAAGTGGATAAACAAACTTGTCAACGCACATAAAAACCCATCAACGCTATGAGCTATTATGTGAGGAAAACTAAAACTAAGTACAACAACAGCAAGCAGACATATAACGGGAACCGCTATGATTCAGCAGGTGAGGCAAACTACGCAAAAGAGCTGGACTTGCTGAAAAAAGCCGGTGAGATAAAAGGCTACGAAAGGCAGGTGAAGATACCGCTGAAGGTGAATGGTGTTTTGATAACCACCTACTATGCCGATTTTGTAGTAACCGATAAACACGGCCAGGTGCAGGTTCACGAATACAAGGGCTTTAAGACTCGTGAGTTCTTGCTGAAGTGGAAATTGTTAAATGCATTAAAAGACGATATTTTTGGCAAGGGGGGTGTAGAACTACACCTCATCGAACATCGTGGCCGTTTTGCCAATATGGTACGCAAAAAATAGGCATTTTATGAGGAGGTCTATCCTTGCAAAAGAACCATCAGCGGAGTTTACAGGAATTGGTGAGGTTAAGGGCTTCAAATTCAAGCGTGTTTTTGCGAATGAAAAATATTTTATTTATTCTGTAACAAATGAACATTCTACCTGGTATGAAGTGTTCCAATTGAGGCGACATGGCGTTTACGGCCATATTATGTACCCAAAGGCAAAAGCATTCGGTATATGGGCATGGTCTGTAAGTACGTTTGAAAAGGCATTGTTAAAAACTAACCCATAAATATGGCAACAATTAATTACGTTACGCTAAAATTTCCTGAGATACTTTTTAAGTATATTGAAAAAATTCAAGAAACACCAAACTTTATCGTTTACCGTTACACTCACCGTCCAGGTATAATATTTAGAATACCTCACGGTGTAAAAACAGATGACGTTTGTCATTTCTTTTTGGAACACGAAATCAATTTGTCCAACACGCTAAAAACCGGAACGCTTACTTTAAAAGTTCAAGTTACTATTGTGCCTTGTCACATGGGAGTTTTTTCAGGATTTGAAAAATTACCTGGAACTTACAAAACTAAATGGTATGATGAAGATGAGTATAAATATGGTTATGAAATATTTGTTCCTGATTACGATCGTGGAACTAAAAGAGTAGTTCCTATCCCTGTTGGAGGTAAAACAAATCTTTATGAATACCTGAACGAAATACTATTTAAACAAAATGAAAATCTCGACATTGTCAGTGAGTATGCTGTTAATCTTGGTTGCAAAAAAGAAGAATTAAAAGATAAAGTTGTATTTGCAATAGCCCCTGAATATAGTTCAAAGATGAACACAGAAAAAAGCAAGAAAGCATTTCATGAAACTCAATTACTTTTTGATTTTTTATCTAATCAAAATCTTCAATTGATGCCATAATTGAACGACTGATGAAAATGTTTCCCAGAAAGTCAAAAAAGATGACTACGAAAAAACAAATTGCTCGGCAACTCCGCCAAGGTAAAAAGCCTAACCCCATTGACAACATCATTGGCAAATGGCCTGGAGATGAAAGTCTGGAGGATTTATTGAAAATGCTTAAAAGTTAAACTAAACGAAATAACTATGAACTATCTAATTGTAACAAACAAATATGAACCATTTTACACAAACTGGTTTGATGCTGACAATGATTTTAATAAGGAATTGGGAATGATTGTGTTTAACCTGCTATCGCATAAGTACACAACCGATGGGAAAACTTGGTATGATATATTTCAAGATCATCTTTAGGAAAAGTAATTTTGAAAAAAACTAAATCAAACGATATGAATAATATAGAAAAATGCCCTACATGCGGTGCTCCGGCTAAAATGACATGGAGCGGATTAGACCTTGTTGCAGAAAGTGGTGATGAAACACTCGCTTCAAAACATTACGAGTACCAGCCCAATGGCAACAACACGGTGTTAGTGCCAAGCGGCCCGCAGGAATTTAAAGACACGGTTTCAGAAGCGTTGGAAGAAACCAGAAAGGATTTTTGTATATGGTACTACGCTCAATCACAACCACTGGACGCTAATAAAGTATTTGAATGGTTTCATGCACGGAAAAACTAAATTGAAAGTATTAATTGCTTGTGAATACTCAGGCATAGTCAGGGATGCCTTCTCTCGATTGGGTCATGATGCCTGGTCGTGTGACTTACTACCTACCGAAAGTGAATTGACAAAAAAAGAAGGTAAACATATTCAAGGCGATGTTTTGAATGTGTTGAATGATGGATGGGACATAATGATAGGCCATCCGCCTTGTACATACATAAGTTATGCAGGTGTTCATGTTTGGAACAAGCCTGGTCGTGTGTTTAAACGACTTGAAGCCTTAAACTTTTTTGCGAAACTATGGGAAGCTCCGATACCTCACATTTGTTTGGAAAATCCTAAAAGTTGCGCATCACCTGTCATTGCAAAGTATTCTCAAGAAATACAACCTTACTATTTCGGTGACCCGCATTTAAAAACTACTTGGTTATGGCTTAAGAATCTTCCTCCATTGACTTACTCAATGTCTTCCGATTTATTCACAACTAAAACAGCAACCGAAAGACCAGAACCGATAAGTATTGATAACACCGAAAGAAAAAAGAAACGATATTTTACAGAGTCAACTTATTCAGCAAAAGAACGTGCAAGGTTTTGGCCTACTGTAGCTGAGGCTATGGCAACTCAATGGACTCTGTATTTGTGCGGTGGTGAAAACTAAATAAAGCATGGTAAAACCAATACACATTTTAAACATTGACTGCATGGAATACATGAAAACCGTGCCAGATAAACACTTTGACCTTGCCATTGTTGACCCACCGTACGGTTTAGATATTGCTAACAGTCCAAGAATTTGTTTAGATAAAGGCATTAAAGGCAAGGATTGGGATAAAATAAAACCAAAAGCTGATTATTTTAATGAACTGTTTCGTGTTAGTAAAGAACAAATTATTTGGGGTGGCAACTACTTTGTCGAATTATGGCGGTCACCTTGTAAGGGCTTTATAGTTTGGTACAAATTTCAACCAACACCAAGTTTTGCCGATTGTGAGTTCGCTTGGACATCATTTGATAAGCCAGCAAAATGCTTCAACTTTAGATATTACGGAAATTTAGAAGGCGACACATCTGCAACAAAAAAAATACATCCAACGCAGAAACCTGTTGATTTGTATAAATGGCTCCTTAAAAACTATGCCATTGAAGGCATGAAAATATTGGACACCCATTTAGGTAGCGGCTCTATTGCAATTGCTTGCCATGATTATGGATTTGAATTAACTGCTTGTGAAATTGACAAAGACTATTACGATGCAGCAGTTAAAAGGTACTCTAATCACATTGCCCAAACTTCATTGTTTTGATGCGGTTGTGGCTAAACAGATACAAACGAAAAACCTTATATTTACTTCAAAATTGCCGCTAACGTATTGGGTATTGTAGCATGTGGGAGCTTCACACGCCAACCGCTTGGCGAAAATAAGGAAAGTAAGGGATGCGGAAAACCCTGAAATTGAACGGAGGTAGCCCACTTGCTAACAATACCAAGTTATGGAGGTTGCCCGATTAGGAAAACCTGAAAAACTATGTTTCCAGACTTTGAAAAATTCACATTACTGGAACAAAGTGAAACGACTACTACAAGCGGCACTACCTTCAAAGCAAATTCCAATTTTTATTTAACTTTGTTTCAGAAAAACATCAGAAACAAATGCCATTCGAAAAAGGAAAGACACCGGAAGGCGCAATTCCCTTCAAAAAAGGGCAATCAGGTAACTTAGCCGGTCGCCCAAAAGGAACCCGAAATCTTTCAACATTATTGCGCGAGATGCTGGAGCAGGAAATCACGGTTACAACAGAAGACGGGAAAACTGAAAGGAAGAAGCTCCAGGAGGTCTTAGTTAGTAAGCTGATAAAGAAAGCTGTGAAAAAAGAGGATTTACGTGCAATCCAGGAGATATTTGACCGCACAGAAGGAAAACCTGCGCAGATGATAAGCGTTAACACAATATCGCCGGAAGAAGTGAGGGAATTATTCCCCTTCGGAAAAGATGAAGAAGATAAACCCGAACCTGAAAGCACTACATGATGCCTATGTCAATGGCAAGTACGGGTGCGTGTTGGAGGGTTCGAGTCGCAGTGGAAAAACATTTTCTGGCATAGATTTCCTCGTATGGCTGTGCTCAACACACACTGACCTCATCATTAACATCTTCAGGCCTACCTACGAATCTTTCAAAACAACACTTTACAATGACTTCAACAGGCGATTGCCTGACTTTGGCATTGCCTCACCATTCATAGCACGTAAAGAGGTAAAGACGTTTTACCTTTTCAGCAATAAAATAACTCTTATTGGTTGCGAAGACCCGGCCAAGTTTCAGGGCGTTATGTCTGATATTGCCTTCTTCAACGAGGCTATGGACATGAGCTACGATGCGTTCGCACAGGTTACAATGCGGTGCCAACGGTTCTGGTGGATGGATTACAACCCTAAATTCTCAGACCATTGGATATATGATAAGGTTATACCGCGTGATAATGTTTCTTTTTTCCACAGCACGTTTAAAGACAATCCACATGTTAGCAGGACTGAATATGAGACACTCATGAGTTATGAGCCCACGGAAGAAAACAAAAAACGAGGAACTGCCGATGAATACAAGTGGCGTGTTTTCGGCCTCGGCCTTCGAACATCACCGGAAGGGCAGATTTTTCCGAATGTTTTATTCATTGAAAAATTCCCTGAAAACGTTGAAAACATCTTTTTTGGCCTCGATTTCGGATACACTAACTCACCGAGTGCGCTCGTAAAATGTGGCATACAAGGTGAAAATCTTTTTCTCGAATTACTTTTTTACGCCCCCACTCCATCGCCTAATGATTTGATACCGGTTTTAAAAGTTTGCGGGAAAAATTATATTTGGGCCGATCCTTCTGGAGAAGCAGGTGGCAGGGGCATGATAACGGAATTGCGAAAAGCCGGTTTTAACATCTTAGCTGCAAACACTTTTCCAGGGTCAATTAACTACGGCATCGCCAAGATGAAAAAGTACATAATCAACATCGTTGACCATCCGGCAGCGAGAAGAGAGCAGCAGAACTATGTGTATGCAAACGTAAGGGGCATACCGCTTGACAAACCGATAGATGATTTCAACCACTTCTGGGATGCAGCGCGCATCGCATTACTTTCAACTGTTAAATGAGTAACATAATTCAACGTATAACTAATCTATGGCGCAGGCGCGTTGGCAATGTGTGGTTTTATCCGATTCGCGGTAACAGCTTTGAAAAGGTTGACCCGTTGCTTTCGTATTTGCAAATACCTGAAGTCAACGCTGTCGTTAACATGAAGGCCAACTCCTTCAGCAATGTTTTGTTTGAAGGAACAAGCAGCGCAGATAAGCAATTAATCACACTGTTAAATCAACCGAACTGGTATCAATCAGGAAAGGAGTTCTTGTTTCAGACAAAAGTTTTTCAGGAAATTTTCGGAAACGAATTTATCTATGTACTAAGACCTTTTGCCATGCAGGATGTGAAGGCTTTGTATAGCCTTCCTAAAAACCTTTTCAAGGTCGAATACACGTCTAAGTTGCCCTACTTTCTAACTGATAAGCCTCAAGTAAAATACAGCTACATGGGTCCCATGGGTGAATGGAAAGAACTTGACAGTGAGAATGTCATTCACCTTGCCGGTGCTCGCATTAACTACACTTCGTTCACGGATAGCAAAAACCTGATGGCTACATCACCGATGGATTCACTTGCTGTGAACATTAACAATATCAGGATGGCGTACGAAACACGTGGTGTATTCTTGCGCAACAGGGGTGCAGTTGGTATCCTTTCAAACGAAGGTAAGGACGGAATTGGCAACCCGTTTCCTTTTAACCAGGAAGAAATTGACAGGTTGCAAGAACTGTATCGCAATTACGGTAGCCTTGATGGCCAATATCAAATTATTATATCGAATCAGTCAGTCAAGTGGCAACAGATGGCAATTGCACCTGATAAACTTGGATTGTTTCAGGAAGTGGATGCAGACTTTGACAGGATATTGGATGCGTTTGGTGTGCCGGGTGACTTATTTGTTCGCAAACAAGGAAGCACGTACGAAAACCAAAAACAGGCTGAACTTGGTCTTTACGTTAGGACTATAATACCTGAAATGAACGAATGGATAGCCGGCATCAATGGGTATTTTGGCACTACAATTACCGCATCGTATGCACACCTGCCTGTGTTTTCTGATGAACAATTAAAGAAAACTAAGGCGCTTTCCGAGATTGTAAATGTTTACAGCCAACTGCTTGCGCAGGGGATTATTACAAAAGATGATTATCTTCGCGCAGTAGAAGGATATTTAATTTGAATGACCTATGAAAAAGGAAAAAAAGGTTTCAAAAAAGATGTTTAAATTCATTAAGGAAAAAGAACTTGAAAAACATGGACAACTTGTTTCCAAAAAAGATAAAAAGCAGGGCTGAACGTATTGCGTGGCTGTCAAAAAACAGTCAATTCGTAATTGACTGCAAGAAGTCTGCTATAAAAGTAGCTGACCCTATAGGTTGTGCGTTTACGTTGTTAAATGACAACGGTGTTGCGATAAAGAATCTTAGTGAACTTAAACCGAAGTCTGTTGATAGGATTAAAGTTCGTGCAGTTATCAATACCACTAAATTGTTGGACTCACACATGGACGTCCACATTGACCAGTTGTGGAATAAGTCGCTGAAAGAAAACCGGAAGAATTATCTTGTTAGGGAGCACAACTTCACTTTCGATGGCATCATAAGCGATGACGTGCATGCTTTTGTGAAGCAGATGACGTGGAATGAGTTGGGATTCAGTTTTCCTGGCAATACGCAGGCATTGATTTACGATGCTGTGATAAACCGGAGCGATAATCCGTATATGTTCGAAAAGTACCTTGAAAACAAGGTTCCTAACCACAGTGTAGCGATGCGCTACATTAAAGTGCATTTAGCCGTTAACGACCCGCAATATCCTGAATATGAAAACTGGGAGAAATACTATCCTGTTATAGTTAACCCTGAGATGGCAGATAATGCAGGGTATTTCTTTGCGGTTACGGAAGCGAAAAACATAGAAGGCAGTGCAGTTGTGGCTGGCAGCAACTTCGCCACACCTACGTTGTCAGTTGAGGAAAAAAGTGAGCCGGTAGTAGCCACTCACAAAAAGGAGCCGATTAAAGTCACTCCGCAAGAGTTGCTGAAGTATTATCGATTAAGGATTTAAACAACAAAAACATGGACGAAAAAGAAATTAAAGAACTAATGGATGGAATATCGAAGAAGAACAGCGAAGCCATCCGTGATGCTGTTGAAGAAGCAGCTAAGGGTTTGATGAAAACCAGCGAATTTGAGCAGTTGATGAAGAATTACGGTCTTGAAAAAGAAACCGTTAAAAAACTTCTTGATGCTGTTGAAAAACAAGGCATCGAGATTACGCAGTTGCGTGAAGGTGAGAATAAATCAGATAAACAAAAAACCTTGCATGAAGTTTTGCAGCCACACGCAGAGGCATTAAAGCGGGTACATGATACCGGCAGAGGAAGTGTACGCTTTGCATTGAAGGCTGATGTAACGCGTTCGAGCATAGCTAACTCAACACTTGCTATGCGTGAAACTGAAATCGGGCAGTTGCCTACGTTGCAACCGCAGTTGATGAACTTGTTCTCACGCGGTACTGTATCACCAAACAACAATGGAGTTATACGTTACTTTGAGCGCACGTCAGTAACAAATGCAGCCGCGCCTGTTAGTGAAGCATCCGTCAAGCCAGAGAGTGCGTTTACTTGGACTGAGAAATTCGCGCGCATTGAAACCATTGCGCACTGGGTTCCTGTAACCAAGCAGTCTTTAACTGACATTGATTTAATGGCTTCCGAAATTGACGATTTGCTAAGGCTTTATCTTTCGCTTAAAGTTGACCAGCAGTTGTACGATGGAAGTGGAACCTCACCGGAGTTGCGTGGTGCTTACACAGCTGCTCCTACTTTTGTAGGTACACCGTATCAAACTACTGCACCAACAATCTATGATTTGATTGTGACAGTTGCGAGCGACATCAACAAAAACAAAGACAGTCTATATTCAGCAAACATTGCGTTGATGAACCCGGACGATGTGCTGAAGTACAAACTCGCAAAGGGTAGCGACAATCATTATCTGTTACCTCCATTCGTAGGCGGTGATGGTAACTTGATTGCCGGTATTCAGGTGATACCTACTGCGCGAGTAACTGCGAACACGATGCTTGTTGGCGATTTCCGCTTCGGTCGTGTGTTCCAAGATGGCGATGTTATTATAGAGGCTGGACTGATTGACAACCAATTCGTGAAGAATATGGTGACAATTCTTGCTGAAGTTAAGCTATGCCTCCGCATCAAGGATGTAAATGTTGATGCCTTCCGCAAGGTGACCAACATAACCAACGCATTAAATGATATAGCATAAGAAAATGTTTCTCGTTGCACAGGATTTTGTTGCTCCATACACAATACCGAATGCGGATAGAGTTATCAACACATTAGGTGACTTTATCAATCGTGAGGAATTGAACGTGTTGCGCAAAGTTCTGGGCGTGGGATTCACCAAGGAGTTCATTGAAGGTATTAGTGCTCCAACACCTCTGCAGAAGTGGATTGATTTGCGCGATGGCAAATACTACACGTATTACCAAGCAGAGTATTACGGTGGGATAAAGACAGTGTTGCTTCCGTATGTTTACAGCCGGTGGGTGCGTTACAATGTAGCGCACTTCACAGGTGTAGGCGTGGTTCAGAGCGATGCTGAAAATGCCAATGTTATTTCATCCGCAGTTGTAGAGGTGCAGTTTTACAACGAAGCGAGCGATGCGCTGTGCAAACTGCATCAGTTCATCATGGCCAATGCCAATGATTATCAGGGTGTAGAGTTCGGAAATCTTGGATATATGAACATGCTATGCCTGTAATTGTTGATGAAATTGGCGAAGTGGTTGCGCGTATGCGTGGCACAGGTGATATACCTTACTACCTGTATGGTCATAGACTGGAAATTGCAAACCGGTTAATTGAGAAAGACAAAGACCGGGTTGCTATGTTGCAGAAGTACCCGCTCGTAGCGTTGCGGCAAGACATCGAAGAACAATACAGTAATGGGATTGTAACATACACCTTGAACATGGCTATTCTTGAGTACACCGATAAGAATTACACCGCAGAACAGCGGTATGCCAATGTGTTCAAGCCTATACTGTATCCACTTTATGAATTGCTGATAAAATCCTTGCGCGAGAGTTTTTTCTGGCCGGCATGGCAGAACGTTCCGCCACACACGAAGATAGACCGCCCTTTCTGGGGTGTCGCGCAGCAAGAGAAAAACACTAAACCGATATTCAATGACCCCTTGGATGCTATTGAATTGGTTAGTTTGAAGATTTCAAAAAGAATTTGTAACTAAAAACAAGAAAGAAAATGGCAGAGTGCAACATAAGGAAAGTACCGCTTGGAGTTGGGAACTGCGCAAAGATGCCGCAGTTGATTTCAAGTATGATTTGGACACCGGATAGTTTTACCGCCACCGAAACCGAGGTGGTATCAAAAACTTTCTGGCAAAATGCAGTTAAGGCGGCAGAGGCTTCACGTGCCAACATTTGGCCCTACTTTGACACGTTTGAAAACATCAGCCAAGAGGCTATTTACGAAGACACGAACCTGAGCTACCTTGCTGTTCGTGACGGTAATTATCGTTTCAAGTTTGGAATAGCACAAGGCCTGTGCCTGCATCGTGCTATGTTTACGCACAGGGCTAAGAACGGCCGCGTGTGGTTTTACGACAACGAAGGGCAGTTGCTTGCAACGAAGGGTACTGACAACAAGTACAGGGGATTGAGTGTTCAGTTGCTTAACACAGAGAAGTTGCTGTTCAATGACGGTTCAGTTGTGACTAAGTCACCGATTGTTGTTGCGTTGCGAAACAACGTTGAAGTGGACAAGAACGGGTATGTTATAGATGCCGACTGGTTCACAGAGGTTGTGCGCCTGAAGGATGTTACTTTGAAAGTTATATCCGCATCCTCGAGTACAATTGTTGTTTCGGTAACTGTAACCTGTGACGGCAGTGCTGTGAACGGGCTTATTGCAGCTGACTTCAGCATTCTGACCACATCGGGAAGTTCGCAGTCGAAGACACTGTCAGGTTCGAGCAACGGGGTATATACGTTATCGGCAACGGGTACCTTTGTTGATGGCACGATAGACCTTGTTGCGCCTTCTGTGTTGTCTATTGATGCATACGAGTCAAGTGGTGCAGTAACTGTTGACGTACCGTAAAGAGAGATGGGAAGGGCGAGTGTGGTAATTGTTGTAGTTTGGTTAGTAGGATTACTCTTTTCATGGTTAGTTTTCCACCTCGTCCTTTCATTTTTCTCAGTAACGGCATTGCAGTCGTTAGCAGTAGTGCTTGCATGGTGGTTGATTGCTTATGTCATTCTCACGGTTAATAAGCGCGTTAAAAAAACTTGACATCGAGGAAATAATACTTGATGTCATCGGGGAAAACGAAGAATTTATTTCCGATCTTAACCGTGAGCAGTTGTTAGAGGGCAAGACCTCTACAGGTGAATTGTTGCCGGATTACAGTGAGGCGAGTGTGGTGTTGTTCGGCAAGCGGCCTGGGCCTTGGACGCTTTTTGAAACGGGAGATTTTCAGGATAGCATATTCGTTAGTTCGGAAAAGTTTCCTGTTTTCCTTGACGCAACGGATGTGAAAACCGATACCATATTGAAAAAACTTGAAGCGCGAGGATATGACAGCGTACAGATATTTGGCCTCACTGAAGAAAATCTTGAGAAATTACGCGAGCGCATTAAAGCAGGTCTTGGCCCGAAGGTTAGGAAGTTACTGGGAATATGATGACATCACGCTTAGGCGATATGTTGCTATAGTAAACAGCGGTGACTTGAGGATGTTGCTGAAGCGTGGGTTGTTCGATGGGGAGCTTGCAAAGGAAAAGTGGGAAGCATTGATACGAAAAGCAACGTTAGGCGGAACGTACAACAAGGTGTTGTTTACGAGCAAGGCACTTGCGAAAAAGTACAACGAATACCTGCTTGTCCGTTCTATTGTAATTGTTCTTAGTTTCGGTTACAACAAAGAAATGGTTGCAACGCTCGAGAAAATGGGTTATCATGTTGACAGGCGTAACTATGCGCAGAGCCTCGCTTCTATTTTGGTGAAGAATGAAAACAACATAACGCAGGTGAACGTGTTGCGTAGTGAGATGCCTGTAAGTAAAAAGGTTGATGCAAATTTTCACAGCATGATAACATCATTATCTGTTGCTGTTGGATTCAAAGTAGATGCGGAGATATTGCTTGCAGAATACATTGAATTTGTCAAGATGTTAAAACAAAAAGAGAAATGAGCCTCATAAATAAGAGCGATGTTTTTGATGACGACTTGGTCGAGGCTCCACTGATTTTGTCAAAAAATCTTGAAGCAGCGGTCGCTTCGGCACAAAGGTTAGCGGCTGCGTTGGCGGAGAGTTCAAAAACAATATCGTCAGCAAAAACGGTTAGCGAATTGGGTGATGCAACAAAGGAACTTACACTTGCTGAACAAGAGCTTTTGAAAATACAGAATCAGATAGCCGTAGCGGAGGCAAGGAATACGGATGCGTACCGTGAAAAGCAACAAGAACTTGAAAACGTTAAGGAGGCTACAAAAAAAGCAAATCAGGAAGCGAAGCTAAACAAACAGATAGCAGAGCAGCAGGCTGGCAGCATTAAAAAACTTGAGCTTGAACTGAAAAAAAACAGGCTTGCGTATGAGCAGATGAGCAAAGCGCAGCGTGAAAACAGTGTTGAAGGCAAGAAACTGCTTGCTACTATTCAGCAGCAGGACAAAGAACTCAAATCGTTAAAGGCGAGCATAGGGCAGAACCAATTGGAGGTTGGCAATTACAAGAACGCTATTTTGGAAGCACTTGGCGGATTGACAGGATTCAACACAGGACTAAGCAGTCTGTCAGGTGGTATAGGCACTGCAAGTAAAGGCATTACGTCGTTTAGCACTGCATTACGTGCTATTCCTATTTTCCTTGTGATAGGTGCTATCGTGTCACTTGTTAGTTATTTCAAAAAAACAGAGGACGGTGCGATGAAGCTACATATTGTAATGTCAGCAATAGGTACTGTATTCGATACGTTACTTGATTATGTAATTGGTTTGGGCAGGAGTTTGTCGGAGTTGAGCCTGGAAAAAGTAAAGCAAGGGTTCATTGATATGGGCAATGCTATCCGTGATTTTGTAGTTTCAAGGATACAGCTTGTAATAAGAGGGTTTAACGGAATTGGAGATGCGTTTGATTTATTGTTCAAAGGAGAATTTAAGCAGGCAGCACAAGTAGCAGGTAAAGCGTTGGCAGATATTACGCTTGGTATTGTCCCAGTAGATGCAGCTATAGACCTTACTACAGATGCAGTTGAGAAACTTGGAGAAGTTGCAAGCAAGGCTTACGATGACATAAGTGATAGGGTGAAAAAAAGCATTGAAGTTGCTAAGGCCGAAAATGCTTTATTGCTGAAAAAGAGAGCTTTTTTAATCGAAGAAGCAAAACTAAACAGAATCATAAACGAATCGCGCGAAGAAGCAGCTGACTCAGAATTGGATTCGCAGGCGAGGTTGGATGCGCTTCTAAAAGCAGAGAAAGCTGTAAACGACCTGTTTGACAAACGCATAGCAATAAAGAAAGAGGAAAACCGGTTAGCGCAGATAAGGGATGATTTGGCGGAGAATGACATCAAAGCAAATGATGAGGCTGCACAGCGTCAGGCTGATTTAATTCAACTTGAAGCAGACCGTGCAGCGCAGGCAAAGACGTTGACAAAGCAGATTTCAGCGTTAAAGAAAAAAATAGCTGAAGAAGACAGGCAGAGGGAAATTAATGAGATAAAGAAAACAAACGAAGAAGCGTTAGCTGAATTACAGAATAGGCTTGATTCTGAGGTTAAGTTGATTCAAGATTCAGCTATTCGTGGTGAGATTAGTAAGGCCGATGCGCAGAAAAAAATTGATGCGTTACGCAAATCAATGGCAGATGATTTTATCGAGCAACAGATTAAAGGATTAAAAAAATTACTTGGTTACAAAAAACTTACAGCCGAGGAGGAAAAGCAGATAGAGGACGAAATTGTCAAACTGAAAGCTAAACTAAATGATGCACTGTTTGACCAAATTGAAGAAAAGAACGATGAGATTGTTGAGGATGAGAAGGTAAAGTTAGATGACATTGAAAAGTCGTACCAAGATTTCGCTAACGCTTTTGTTTCGCTTTTTAAATCAGCAAGCGACAGAAGGATAGCTGCGATAGATGCGGAGATAGCAAAAGTGGACGAACAGGCAAAGAGGGAGTTGGCTATAGCTGGTGATAATGAGGAGGCGAAGGCATTAATTAATGCTGAGGCGGAGCGGAAGCGCGAAGCGTTGGAAAAAAAGAGGAAAAAAGAAAGGCAGGAACAGGCGCGGTTGGAAAAAATTGCGGCAATTATACAGGCTACAATAAGTGTAAGTAAGGCTGTGGCAGAAGCCTTGGATAAGTCCATCCCCTATGCGATAGCTGTGGGCGCGATAGGTGCTGCACAAATTAAAACTATTGAAGCGCAGCCTATTCCACAATTTGAGAAGGGAACTGACAGCGCACCTGGAGGTCTTGCAATTGTAGGTGAGAAAGGGGCGGAATTGATAAAAACAAAATACGGAAGCTATCTGTCACCTTCACAGGCTTCTTTAGTAAACCTGCCGAAAGGTGCGGAAGTTATACCGCATGATGAAACGATGCGTGTATTAGCTATGGCAGGAATGGGTAAGCCTGAAAAGAAAGCAGATGGCATTGTAAAAGAGTTAGCGGATTTGAAAAAGATAAACAGTGAAATAGTTAATGCTATTTACGAAACAAAGACAGACATCGTCAGCAGCGGAAGCATGATTTACACAGTTCGTAAGACGAGGGAAGGTAACAAAGAATATATTCGTAAACGGATATTCGGATGATAAAGGTACCTAAAGGATTGCCGGTTAAGTTCTGGGTTGAAGGCGAGCAGACCTTCAACGAAAAGGAACAGTATGGCGTTGACAAGCACTACTACGTTCAGAAGTACCCATGCGACAAGCCATTGACAATACAAGTTCAGGATGATGCCTTGCGTGGGTACAATGTAAAGGTAGTGGAGAGTGCTACTGTTTCCCACTATGTGCCGATGACCAGAGAGGATAAAGACGGCATGTACATATACACGGCAACGTTCACGATGAACAGTATCGGTGTTTGTGAGAAATGTGTATCTATTGAGATTGTATCAATTGAAACTGAGATAAGCGGAACGCTTACTGATGCAAATGATACGATAACTGGAAATGTATTGGTAACTACAGATGTGTTTGAAGTGTCAGGAACGCTTAGTGATTCAAACGATGTAATAAGCGGTAGTGTCACGTGGAACACATTTAATAGTGCATCATTTGGGCTTAACCCGTCACCGTGTTCATTTGTTTACACGCTTTATTGGTCAGGTACATGGGGAACCGGAACGCAGATGTATTGGGATGCTACGTTGTCAACACCTGTTACAGGTTATTCAATAATATCGCCAGAATGGAGCGGTGAGCATTACAACATAAGCACGTCAGGTGTGGTTGGTACGTCAACTGGTATATTTTGTTAAAGAAATGGAAACAAGACTTTATAGGAGCGATACGATACAGGTAACTTCAAATCTTGAACGGTGGGTAGAGATAGAATACACTAATGGTTTGGATTTTGCAGGTGTAATCTATTCAGGCTCTGCACCTCCGGTATTCAAGATATACGTTGAAGCCTTGTTTTTCAAGGAGAGGTTCCAAGAAGAAACCGAATCTGAAAAAGATAATGCAGATGTTATTAAACTTAGGAGTGCTGTAAAAAAACAGCGCAACCTTGAGATTGAGCCTGTGCCGTATTATGTTGTGGAAATTATTAAACTTGCGCTACATCATAACACCGTAAAGGTTGGGGGCATCGAATACGTTAAAGAGGAGGAGATAAGCCAACGCAACTTAAACACGCATTTTCCTTTTGAAAGCGTTGAGGTATGGCTTACAGAAAAGAGCAGCAGAAATGTTAATATTTTAACTTAATTTTTATGGCATACAAAAAAAATACGCAAACAAGGAACACGCAGATAGCAGCGTTGGGTGCGATATTCAACGGTGGTAAACTGCAAATCAGGACAGGGTCGCAGCCTGCATCGCCAAACGATGCGGCAACAGGAACGTTATTGGTTGAAATAAACTTGCCTAACCCCGCCTTCGGTGCAGCATCAGGAGGTTCCATTTCAAAAAGCGGTACGTGGTCGAATATAGCTGTGGCAAGTGGTACAGCAGGGTGGGCACGGTTTATATCTTCGGACACTACAAAGACAATGGACTGTACAGTGGCTGAAAGTGGCGGGGATTTAACAATTGACGATGATGCAATTACGTCAGGAGCAGTTGTTACTGTTACAGCTTGTACATTGACGGCCGGTAATGCCTGATGCAGTTTAAAACAACACTATATCACCAATCCATACCTGCAGGGCAGGTAGTAAACAATCCGTTGGGACTTGAGGACGCTTCGCTTGTGTTGCAGAGGAATAAGTACAACGGTATTGTTGAACAATTCGATGCCGAACTTATATTTTATGGCGATGCACATTCGCTGATAAATTCAATCGTTGAAACCTACGGCATCCATCGTGAGGTGAGGATAGTGATAGAGGCAGCTTTCAACTTAAATGAGTGGTTCGTACTATACACAGGCAACCTTGATTTGTACGCAAGGGAAGTTTTTTATGAAAACGATGTTGGGTTCAAATCCAAGATTCATATTATTCAGGACAATAATTGGACTCGTTTCATCAATAAGACGAGCCAAAAATATGAGTTTATTTTCAACAGTAAGATAAATTTTCCATCAAACACGCTCGTCCAACGTTACGTGCGTAGCACAACGCATGACCTTACAAGCATAGCACCAGGAATAGGAAGGGGCAACTATCTTATGATTAACACGATAGAGGCCGAGAGTACAATTGCAGACAGGTTTGAATACGGTAACCAACTTAGCGATGAACTTCCTACTTCCGTTAAGAAGTATTTTATCAAATGCAAATATTCTGGAACGTATGTATTCACGTACAATATTGGCATACGGTTCAGGACAGTGCCATCAGGCAGGACGCTTGAATATGTTATTGTTAGGAGGAGCGGCTCATCGGTTACTACCGAGAGCTTAGGTACAGGTGTTACAGGTTCAGGGCCTATTTATTTTTCAGGAACGAAAACATTTTCATGCCAACGTGGCGATGAATTATACCTATATGCAACATTATCTGGTTCTTTTACTTCCGATGTCATTTTTGATGCAGACTTTTTTACAGGTACGGATGTTTTTTATTCCAAACTTGAAGTAAAAGCAACAACAACGTATGTAGCAACGAATGTTTACGGCATAGACGTTGACGGAGCAGCTACTGCAATCATAGATGGCCTTGATTCGGAAGCAGATGTTGACACAGGTGTTAATGCTTCACTCGTTCATGCGCAGAATGTTGTAAACAAAAACGTTGTACAGGTTTCATACGGACCTGTCAACACAACATATGATGTTATAGTAAACGTAATCGAAGGGCTGTATCTTGGTATTCCTTGGAGCATGTCGTTCGATGAATGGTACAACGGGATATTTCCAATTTTCCCGATAGGAGTAGATTACAACAACAACAAGGTACGTGTTCGCCAACTTGACTTTTTTTACACTGATGGCATTGCACCGTTATACCTTAATACGTACGATGCCACAGCTTCTGTTGACAACTCGCTTATTAAAAGTTCAATTAAAGTTGGTTTTGAAAAAGTTGAAACTAAATATCGTGGTGATGAACACCCTACTGAATTTGGAAATGCTCAATATGTCAGCGGTTTAAATGTTGGTGATAATGAGTTGAATTTAACGAGCAAATTCATTGCTGACGTTAATGTCATTGAAGAACTGCGCAGGAAAGAAAAGGAATTGGACGGAATAATAATTCTTGAAACCATTACAGAAAACTTCACTGACCCTATTTCAGGATTGCCGTTGACATACACAACTGTACAGATGCCGGTAAATGAAAATCTGAAACTGATTAACAACACAAGGTATGACCGGTTGGTTTCCATTTCACTTGCACTAAAAGGCACTGACCTGTTTTTTAAGAAAACAGAAGCATACGGGAACCACCGACCGTTTGTTATTCAATTTGACAATCCCTATCATACGCCTGTGGTGATTAGGTTCAAGTCTGCAATGTCGTATGATGACTACCTTACAATTAAGGATTACCGATATGGCATATTTTCATGCGAAATTGGGGATTTTCGGCTTAAGGGTATAAAATACTACCTTAGCGGAGGATATGCGGAGATTGAAGGATATGTGATGCAAAAAACAGGGTTCCTGCTGCTCGAAGATGGCGGATACCTATTGTTTGAAGATGGCGAGAAAATAAAACTTAAATAAAGTGGATAAAAAAATATCAGAATTACCTGTTTTAACTGACATCCGGGGTGCAAGATACCCCGTTGAAAAGAGTGGCCTCAATTACAAGGTAAGCCCTTTTTCAAATTACCTTTTTACGACATCGGGAACGGCAAACAACTACACGTTAACAGTTGATGGCGTTAGTGCATACTTCAACGGATTGATGATAGTCACGCAGTTTAATGTCAATAACACCGGCCCTTCTGTAATTAACATCAATGGTTTAGGTTCAAAAAGCATTGTAAAAGAAGGTAGTACACCGGTTAGTGCTGGTGACTTGCCTGCAAATAAGGCAACCATTCTTATATATGACGGCACAAACTTTCAGTTGATAGTAGGGAATAACGCAATAGGAATATTTGCTACCGAAACTGTTGCCGGTGTAGTCGAGAAGGCTACCGATGATGAGATGGTTAGCAGGGCAGAAACAGGAGGCACGGGTGCGTTTCTCGTAGCAACTCCAAAACAAGTATATGAACAGGTTTTACGTTACACCTATATAAGCGATTAAAATTATGGCAGCAAAAAATTCAGACCCAAGACAATTACATGATGCAGTTGGTGGTTATTATCAGTTCACCAATGCTGATACAACTTCACCTGTGGATATTCTCACTGCACCATCGGGACAGGAGAATGAAATTTACATCCATTCAGTTGTGATTAACAGCACAGACGCAGGAGCAAACAACCTTACTTATTACATAAGAAACACAAGCGGTGTGTACATAAATATCGGTTCACGCACTGTCGCTGCAAACTCAAATCAGGAATTAATTGCAAACACAACCACGCTGCTGTCAAGGTTTATGACCGACTTGGCAGGAAATTATTACATCAGATTAAAGCCCGGTGAGCGCTTTGCGGTTGCGATTGGAACAGTTTTAACGGGTGGCGAAACTATACGTGTTGATGTAGATGCAAGTTCGTTTAAGAAATCAGTTTAAATGGAAAGCAGTAAACTGTTATTAAGAAGAAAGCCGGTTAAGCAACTGTTTCAATCGCCTAACTTAGGCGGTAACTTTCGGTACATGTACATTTGTAATCGTACCGATAAAAATATGTACATATACGATACCAACACATCATTTCCTCATACGTTGGTTGGTACTATTTCAATGAGTTCGATGGCAGCGGTTACAGCAATAGCATACAGGGCTGAAGATGATAGTATCTATGTGCTTGGCAGCAATGAATATGGCGTTTACACACAAGCAAGCAATCCTGGTAGTGGTTCTTTCACAAGATTTACGTCAAGTATAACACTAAACTCCACTTCAGCAGCAGCAGGCTGGGCTTATGATTACAGGTCAGATTTATTTTTTAACCTCGATGGAAATTCAGGACAAATAAAAGTCCTCAACCCCCAAACCGGGTCAATGGTTACAGTTTCAAGTTTTAACGATGGTTTCGGGGCTGGTTCGTTGTACTATAATGGCGAACTTGATGTGCTTGGAGTGTGCAGCGGGGTTAGCTTCTTTGGATTGTGGAACACAAGAGAACAGCGTTCAATATTTGGCAGGGTTGGTTCAGGTGTTACTGCAGGGGGGAGAGACGCTACATTCATTGGCGATGCGTTGTTTATTGCAACTCAATCATCTGTTTTAAAAGTTCGATTACTACCGAGCGAGGAATTGCAGCTTGATACAATAATTGCAACAACACAACTAACAAGAACTATTTGCGCAGACAGAACAAACAATAAAATTGTTTGCGTATGCGTTAACGACGGGGGTGGTCAGGATATTCACTTTAAATTCATCAATCCGGTAACAGCAACAATAAACAGTTCGCCAACCATTGCTGTTGTAAGCGATGAACGTAGCACTCATTCGGCTGTTTGGTGTCCTTTCAACAATAAAATCTATTGCATAACACGTCAGATAACAGGAGGCAACCCAACACGTTTAATTCAGGCAGATGCTGCAACTGAAACTATTGATGGTAGTATGAACCTGCCGGCAAACGTTGGAACATCTTTAACCGAAGTGAATAACATGATTTGTTTTAACGGCATTGAGTTATGAGGGTAACACTTGTAAACAACAGACCAACATATTACGGCAAAGATAAAGACCTTGCTGTACCGAATGAGATTAACAGCTCAAACTTTCCTGACTGGATTTACAACGGTGGAGATAGCGAGGACATTAACAATTGGACGTATGACCCGCAACAAATAATTGAAGAAATTGAATTGCCATGATTACGTTACTATACGATAAACTAAACGTTGATGAAGTGAGAAAGATGTTCGAAGTTCTTATTGTAAGACTTGGTATGGACATTCAGGCCACACTTGATTTGATGAAATCGGATATTGCTAACGCTAATTCGGCACAATGGGTTGCGGAGTTAAATAATAAGGTCGGTGTTTACAACGAGTGGAGCAGAAATAAATACTACATTGTTTGTGACAAGTTTACATTTAAAGGTGAGGTTTGGCGTGTTGTACAAGAACACCAATCGCAGACACAGTTTCCACCATAATCGGGAACATTATCGCTTTACAGAAAGGTAGATGTACGAATATGAGTATAAATCAATCAATTGAGGAAGCTATAAACCAACTGAACACGTTTCAGGGTAAAGGTTATCTGTGGCCGTCAAACATTGACGGAAGTGTAGGTGATGTCTTGTATGAAAACAAGATTGTTCTGAAAGGGAACCCGGACAACTACACGTACTGTTGTGGTTTGACGTTGCAGGTGTACCTGATGGCGTGCAATAAGTTGGGAAAACATCTTGGTTCGTTATCTGACGTGTATGCCATCAAACGAAAGTGGTTTATTGCAGACCCGGTCCAACCTTTAAGTGCTAACAAAGGGCAGGTTGACGCATTGGTACCGAGGCAGTTGGGTGTTGAGGTGTTTGAAAACAACGTACAGAAGTTTGATTTTGCGCAATTGTGGCGTAAAACTGGTTCGGGACATTCTGTGGTATTTATTACTTTTGTCGAGGAGCGTGGCAGGAAGGCTATAAAATACTGGTCAACGCAACGCTCCACGAATGGAATAGGCTACAAGACAGAATGGTTGGATAACATGGAAAAGGTTTATTATTGTCATCCGATATGATAACGATACCCGATATGTATTTCTGGTACTCGCTCAGTATAGCGATGGCCGGTCTATTGATTTGGATTATTCAACGGTACATTTCAAAAACGGAGAAGCTGTTGGAGAAACTTGTAACCGATGTAAGCGAGTTGAAGGAAAGGACATCAGTTCATAATCATCGCATCAATGAACTTGAAGATAACCTTGCTGATGAAATTGTTTTGAAACTTAAAGCGATAACCCCAAAGGCAAAATGAAATTCTGGAAAAAAACTATATTCTGGGAGAACATAAAACGTACACTTGCAACGTTCAGCGGCCCTACTGTGGTAGGTTTGCATGAATTTGGTGCTGCCGACAAGTGGATGATAACGGCAGCGGTGATGTCAATGGTTGCCGCAGTGTTGGCGATATGGATGACGGATAATGATAATAACGGATTAGTTGACATCTTTCAATAATGATATACCTTTGGTTACTATTCATATTGCTTGACGTGTACCGTAATTGGTACATGATTGAGAAAAAGAAAACGAAGCCGATATACATTCAGTCTTTCCTGATAAGGGGTATAGCTGCACTTCTGCATGGAATACTGATGGGTGTTGAAAACATTGACGAGTGGACGCCATTGTTATTCTTTCAGCTTGCTTCTTTTTGGGTTATCTTCGATTTGTCGTTGAATTTACTGCGTAAAAAATCAGTTTTTCATGTAGGCGAATCAAATTTGATTGACAAATATATAGGGGCAATACCGGAGATATACTGGACGCTTAAAGCAATAGCGTTTATAGCGATGTTGGTACTTTTTGTTGGTATTCAAAGTTGAAACTATGTCGGTAACTCTTTTAAAAGGTGAAAACAAAATCATACGCAGGAACCTGTTTCAGAGTGATGGCACAACGCCATTAAATGTTAGTTCATTGTCGTTGGCAAAGGTTACGCTCATACAGAATGGCACAACGATAGTAACGTACACGTATGGTACTAATCCTGAACTAAGGTTAGGTACTGCAGCAAATCAGCTTGAACTTGAACTAAAGAAAACGGTTACTGCTGCGTTGTTAAAAGGTTCGGTGATAATCGAATGGGAGTTTGAAATAGCAAGTACCGAGTTTGTGGTGGACGGTGTGAACAATCAGCAATTCAGGGAAACTGCGGTATATGTGTCCGATTGATACGAATAGTTTTGTTTTCAAGGCGACAAGCGACACGTTATCGTTTGAGTTTAAGCCTTTTGTGTATGCAGAAAAGTTTGAATTTTCGCCATTTTCGCATGAAAAGGAGCTTATGTTTAATGAATTTGTAAACGTTTCAGCGATACGTTTGTGCTCCTACCTACTTGTTGCGGCACTAACGTTTGACAATTACGTGAGTGAACTTGCAATAAAAACTTGTTTCTTGCTTGAAGAACTTGTAAAGTATTATCCTCCTCAATGGTTTGCAACATTTAATCCTAATGGTTTTAATTAATTAATCAATACTATGCCGATAGCATCAGACTTTTCAATCGACAGGACTACAAAGAACATACGCCACACATCAGGAACGAGTACGTACCGTGTAATAGAGTTGCACAGGTGGCTTCAAGACGTTGCTGACGATGCTTCCTATGTTGGTGATGATGAACTGGACATCACCGACCCGACACCATCGGAGCGGAGCACGGATAATATAATTACCCTAACTAACGGATACAACATTGACGATGATGCAGCTCGGTATTTCTACGATGGTTCGATAATTCAGAACGGTGGCAACACCATCTATGACGGCCTTGTTGTACTTGGGGCATCCGGTATGAGGCTTGAAATTATTCAGAACGGTGCGCTTGTGAGTCCGAATTTCTGGACTACAGGAATAAATGCTGACCCTGCAAACGGTATCTCGCACAGGTTTCTTATCAAGGTACGAAATGCCGGTGCGGACATAGACGGCAGAAGGCTTATTGGTATTACACGTGAGTTTAATTTCAGCTATTCCGAATTTAAGATAAACGGAACATCACGGGGCAACAACGTGCTTGCCATGAACTATGTAAGCGACCTAAACAACCAGACGCCAGCAGCAACAGTTGCAACGTGGACGGATATTACCAACACAACGGTAGGGTACAACGGCATAGATGTTAACAACGATGGAACAGATGAGTTCTTCTATTCGGAATGGAACCGGTCAACACGCTCGATAAATGATTTGTATGAGCGAATGAAATACCTAACACGCAGGGGTGAAACTGCGTTGTTTTACGGAATACAGGGCCAGTTATTCAGGGGCATAACGCATGAGATTGTCGTTGACAATCCATCGGGGACTTTCAATCAAGTTGAACCTGTGTCGTGGGCAACTGGTACCGGACAGATGCTCGCCATTAACAGCGTTACCGCACCAACTAAGATGTGGATACAGTTGTTAACAGGTGTTGCTCCAATTGATAACCAGGTTATTACTGGCAACACGTCATCGGCAACGTGTCAAGTGAACGTTACAGTTACTGAGAGAGCTATATCAACTCCATTCTGCGGTTTGTCAACAGGTTCATCTTTAATCGGTGCTTACGGTTTTGGCGTTGAGGCATTAGACCTTTCTGCATCGGATAAGGTGTTCGACCTCGACAATGTTCAGTATTCACCGCCAAACTTCCAAGTAGGTACTGTCAATGGACTTGTACCTGGTGAGGACTATGTTTTAGTTACCAACAACGATGGTGGCAATATTGACTACGACCAGTTCACGCTTAACGGAGCATTGACAGGAGTTTCTGTTACTGCTGTTGTTATCAACGGGTCAATACCAGCAGATACACCAAACACGGGTACTATACGGATACGCAGAGCAAATGGTGTATATACAAGACATACATACACATCATGGAGTGGTTCAACGTTTACGATACCGCCTACTAATTTTTCAACAAACAACGCACCAAACGGCACGAATGTTTTTATCAGTTACATAGATAAATTGGCATCGTCAACTTCTGAATCGTTCACCGCAGTGTTCACAACGCCACGCAACATGTTTATACGTGTTCGTGACGGTGGTTCAACACCTATAAAGCCGTTCGACACCACGGCAACATTCGGTAGTGGAGGGTTCAGCGTAACAGTGTCGAGGATTTCTGATTCTTAATATATGCCTGCGATACGCGACAGTTCTTTTGCATTTGAAACACTCACGACAGATGCAGGTATAACTATACCTGTGCCAACAAATAGTGCGAATGACTTATTGATTGCATTCGTGATGGGCGATACAGGTACGCCAACGT